CTTGTTCCTATTTGCTGGAACATCGGGCATATTGAAGTCAATAGAAAATTCACCTTTCCTTACTACCAAATCCATCAGATCAAATGCCTGCAATGAATATACTATCCTGGCATTTTTAATGTCAAGGAATTCTCCAGTGTCGGTTATCCTTAGGCTTACCATTTCCCTAGTGGACATTGACACCCTTCACACATTGCTTTAGCTTTAATTCCACACCCACATTCTAAACACATAAAGTACCAGTTCCTATCACATCTTGCACATACCTTGAGACGTTTTAAGGCTGTCTGGTGCAATCCTTTTGTCCAGAGCATCCAATATGCCCAAGCTATAGTTTTAATTGCTCTGAGTAGCGATATCATCAGTTTGTCTTATATTAAATGTCATAGTAAACAAATCATCTGTTTCATTGAATCTCTGAAAAGAATTCTTGTCAACAAGCACAGTGACATTATCGCTTAAAAATAATCCTTCTTTTATTTCTAGTACGTACATAGAAGATTTTATCCCACCTATGGAATCTGCCTGCGCTGCTGTTAAATGTTGGCTTCTAACAGTAATAGACTTAAAACCTGATATTCTTGATTCTTCACGCAACGCTTGTCGATTATAAGATTTGGGCCAATCATCGTAGATGTTCTTTTGGGTACGCTGGCTTTCAGTTATATCAGTATTGAAATCTTTTTCTGCGGTGAATTTCCAGAAGTCCCATCCTCCAAATTGGTTTAACCACATCAAGTAAATATCTTGGCTTGAGCAATTTCTGTCAATACAAACTCTTTTTGTCTCTGATAATTTATTGCCAGCGGTTACGCCTCCGGTGAGCTTCGCAGCCTTTCCCCCATCGCCAACTGCTACAGCCATATCATTGGCACCATTGAACCCATTGATGGCCTTGAAATTTGCAGTGGCCAGGGAAGATGGTACAGTGCTAGCCGCCCAGTTTGCGCCTCCATCAGTAGTTTCTAATATTGTTCCATTATCGCCTACCACCCAACCATTGTCTACATCTAAAAAAAATACTGCATATAAATCTTCAGTCGTTCCACTTGCTTGAGCTATCCATGTACTCCCGTCTATAGTCTTTAGAATAGTACCGTTATTGCCCACACACCAGCCAATTATTGTAGATGCGAAATGTAGCCCTCTGAGTGATTGAATATCAGTGTGGTCAAGTATCCAAGCGGTAGCCCCTCCATCGGTAGTGGAAAAAATCTTAAAATCTAAGCCACAGACATAAAATATTAATGTTGATGCCATAAAAACATCTTGATAATTACTGCCAACTGTTGGGGGGCTGTTGGATAATGCTGCCCATGTTGCGCCATTATTAGCTGATAATGTTCCACCTCCATTTTTATTCAATATTATAACATTAGCGGCATTCAACGCATCCATAATAACCGGACCGCCTACTGCCGGATTAGTGTCATTAACATAACTAGTCAACCCATTTACTGAATATCCAAACCCATTGACCCTGGCCACCATCAAAGTATCTTCAGCGCCCCCTCTCATTGATATTTTATGCACCCCGCTAGTACCAGTAGATGGAGCTGTTTTATCAAGAAAATTATCCCCCTGGTCAATAGAACTTCTTAATGTTGATCCACTTACTATACCACATATATATATTCTTTGTGCGCTGCTTACAAGAACATCTTCAAGATTCAAAATAGTACCAGTAAATATTTCTATCCAATCACCGCCTACAATTGAAGAAGTGGTATCAATTATTGTAACATCAATACATCTTGCCAGCAAATTTATTCCCAACTGATCCAGCCTCAATTGATATACGCCAATATCTTGGCCATCAATGTCAACCAAAATATCATCATCAACCGGATCACCATTAAAATCAAGTTGCTCAATAGCCAGCTTTGAATTGGCAAATGTCAAACCGTCTATGATAATTGATAAGCTGAAATATTCATCAATAAATAATGTTGGTTCAACAAATGCAGTCATCCATTTTGCTATCGTTGAATCATCACGGACAATATAATCAAACATATTGCCCCCCCTGCCATTACGAAAATCAAGCTTCGAGTTTACCACTTCATTGGCAAGGCCAATGCATACTTCAACATCATCTATAACTATGTCCACGGTATCGGTTCCACTTCCGGTAGTAATGTCTGCCTCCAATGAAAATACCCCCAAATCATCAGCGGTTAATCCAGTTACCGTTTTAGTTAGCGTGGCCTGTGAAGTAGTAGATCCTTGCACATTTATAGTAGTGCCACCTATTACCGCCCTTAATCTGACTGACGGAGTGCCGGAAGTATGAGTAAAAGTAAATGTTACAGTAATGGAAAACCTTGCAAGTGCGTCACCAAGTATTGTTTGGGTAAGCTCCTTGCTATCATTATCGCCTGCTTCATCAAGTGATACGTTAGCTTGATCGCTGCCAAATGTCCAAATAGCCCCTGTTCCTTCGTTTGTCCAATCAGCACCCGTTACAAAGCCTCCATCCTTGATACATCCGTATCTCTCCTTTGTGATAATTGATACCCCTTGTACTTGATCAAATGATTCTTTTAAAAGTATTTCCGTCTGATCCCAAAAGTTAAGTACGTTAGGCCACGATATTATATTGTTATCAAAGATATTGTTTATCAATGTCTGGGCTATCCTTGACAAATCCACCACCGCAATATTGTTAGAATCAAAAAATATCTTTACCGTAGTGGTTAACAGTGATGGATCTTGGGCTTCAAATTCATGCCCCGATGGCAGCCCACCATATACTTCAATAAGTGCATGATAGTTATTGTAATATTTTATTGCTGAACCTGTGGCCGTACCTGCAGCCGGAATATTTAAAGTAAAAATGTTCCCCGCTGATACTTCCACTATTTGTTCTATCCCCTCGTAAGATGCTACCGTGGCAGAGGTGACGTTTACCCAATCGAAACGAGAAAGCAAATGATTCGCAGTACATGTAAATTCTGCAAGCCCTTCCCCATTATCTGCCACAGAGGTAATAGTCAATGCAACATCCACCGAGTTAGTCGGAAAAAGATCACTCTGTATCTCCCACAATATTGGCAGCCACGCACACTTCCATCGGGAAGAAAAATTAGTCCCATATTCTATTATCTCTGGTATGCGTATTACTTCCAAGCTCATAACTCTTCCAATTCTTTTTCAATGCTATCTTCTACCAACTTCTTATAAAAAGGCTCTAATTTTTCTACTGTCATTTTTTCAACATTTGACATTATTAAATCAAGTCCCAACTGATTGCCACCTTTCTGAAATAGTATCGTTCCATCCCTTCTTATTGATACCCCAATTGCAAACGGGCTGACATCTAATCCGATGGCCTCCACCCATATTTGTAATTTGTCTATAGGTGGCATTGGCCCCGGGCCTCTGCCTGTTACTGCTGCAAATTGCCACCAGTCGGGGGTAATGAATTCCAATTTCCATCCATCAGGTGATTTAAAGACTTTGGATTTTATCTTTCTTCGTGTCCTTCCGGTAGCTTTCGGAGTCATTTTTTTTAATTCCTTTACTCCAAAATTCCCTATCTGCATCAATATGTTTCTAGGATTATTTAACATTCTGCACAGTAGTCAAATTCATCTGGAAATACAACGTCATGGATCAGTACTTGCCCAGTAAGTATCTCTCCTGATTCGTTTATTTTTGTCTCATTATATACAGCACTAACAAAATTTATCCCTTGAGAAGTGTTGAGCCTATCAGCGTTTTTGATATTCCAATGCATCAATCTTATAAATTCATCGGCCATCATTTTTGTCTGATTTAAAATCTCTATTATTTCATTTTCCTTAAAATCAGCTTTCGACAATTTTAGAAACATTAACCTGATTGATGTCTGATCTACATAGGCATTAGCACCAGTAGCAAGTACGGTGGTTACCAGTGGTGTCAACAATGATATAAAAGTAGATTTCTGTTGTATCTGTTCAAAGTCAAATTCACGCTTATGAAAGAATTCTGACTTTATTTCTAAATCGCTTACTGTATCCCTAATAAAATCTACCTGGCTTTTGTAGCTCATGTCCTGTAATTTTCCTGTATCCTTCGATGTAATGCTGCCTCATCTCCCATATAAGCTACCTTTGCAAAAAATCTCATGGCCTCCCAGTTTATCAATTCATCTTCTGCTACCCCTGTATATTTGCTTACACTGTTCAAGGTTGCTATACTTTTGTATTTATTGTTAAAACGGGGAACCCCCGCAGAAATCTCCTCTTGAGATAAGTCAACAATAGCCATAATAGATTCCCTCCACCGGTTAAAGTTATCATATTGGTTAAAAAAAAACTACCGATATTGTTTACCTTTTGATAAGCTTGATCCTTTATTTCATCAATTAGCTTCATCGCCCTTTTATAATCATATTCACCATTGATTATTTTGTCAGCATAAATAGCAATCACCACCGGATAAAGTTTTACCAAGTCCTCATCTTTTCTTTTCTTGACATTAAATTGCCTTATCCTTTCCTCAACATCAAGGTATTGCCCTATGCTTTCAGTCTGTAATTTAACATTTTTAAAATCTATTTCATTGCCATTGAGTTTCATTTTAAAATCTGTGGGGTCCCAGTCAGGCGCAGTTGTAGCCCATGAAAGCAGCTTGTTTAATCTCATATAAGCCTTAGTGGCTCCTTTGTTATTCCAATCTGATAATGGAATACTCGTAAACACCTCGCAGTAATTTGTCCCCTTTCTCATTTCAGACATTTGCTTCCAAGTGACTTGCCTCCAATTATCGGGTAGAGTTATATAGTCGCTACCTTGATTGTGCTTAATTTTTATAATCATCTTCTTGCATGGATTACAGATACCCCACCCCCACCAGTAAATATCTTTCTGGATTCTTTGAACCTTACCCCATAACGAACAGGATCCCAAAAGTGGTTATATGCATCCACCGGAATATTAGTCACTTTATCACCGATCTTTTTATAACAATATTGGCGATGCTCCTTAATGCCATTAATAGACCGTTGGGTAATATTTATTCGATATCTCTTGATAGCATCTATCCCAGAGTTAACAGAACCTGGACCTCTATCGCATTTTATAATATTCCACCCTACAGCCTGAAGTTCGGTAATGCTTTTGGGCTCTGATGAATCAGCTATTATTTCTTCGTGTTTTTGTATTCCCAAAATCTCAAGCATTTCCTCTATGCTCGGTAGTCCGGCAACCTTTATATTTACTAACCCCGTTTCATAAAGCATTTCATCTAACCATAATTCACCCTCATTAAAACACATTCTTACCAGGCATGACGGATCATTTGTAAAGCCAAAATCCAGCCCTTTAATTTCTCTTTTAGGCTGTTCTGGATAATTAGATACAATAGTTACATCAGGGAATATAAGGCCCTTTGCTTGCGCCCTCTTACCTTCCAAGTAGATCAACCTCAAAATAGGATCAGTGGTGTTTAGAAGCTCTCTCTTGCGTTCTTCCGGTGCATAGGGATTATCAAAAATGGTTAAATGGATAAACTCACAATCATCACGGGGTATCACTTTATCATAGATCCAGCTGTCGATTTTTGAAGGATTGTAATCTATAAATAATTTTTTCTTGGTACGCATGGATATCTGGTAGAAATCCTCATAGGTAATTCTGTCATCTATGGCTTCATTGATCCACCCATAATCCCAATCTGTAGAAAGAAACTTACTCTTTTCATCCAGTCCAGTATAATATATCTCATTGTTATTAAGAATATATTCAAAGTTGCTCCGGTTGTGATTGCGTTCATCCCACAACTCCATTAGCAACATGCATTTTTTGAATTCCTTTAGTGTAGAAGCTCTGAACCAGGTCAATCTTTCACGCATCCATACAAACCTTTGATTACTACCAGACATGGCAAGTATGATTTGAACCATTATTATCGCCCAAGTCTTGCCAGCGCCAGAACCACCCTCAAGTACAAATATCTTTTTTTTGGAATTTAGTATTTTTTCAACAGCCTCAATGATCTGATGTTCGCTGCTGTGGCCGTCATTGTATTTCAGTGTTATTGTCATGCATGCTTATAATTCTTTGTTAATTTCTATTTTATTATAGTCCCATTTTTCTACCCGCCTTGCATTTCTTGCATCAGATTGATTTTCATTTTCACTAAACATCAATTTTAAGGTTATTGCATCAGTATCATTTTTATCCCCCATATCAATCACTTTAAGGGAAAGATTATTGATATAATCTTTTGCTATCATAAATGCATCACTTAATTCCAAAGGAAGGATAAAAAAATTTTCCTCTACATATCTAGGATCTAATGCATTGAAACTATCATATTTCCCTGACACCTTTTTTGCTTGGGCATTATCTAGTTTTGTAAATTTCATCCTAATGCTGCGATTGAAGTAATCATGATATTTATATTATTAAATAGATTGAGGGTATCTATATTACCAGACCCCGCATAAAATAATGCTGATTTAGCATTAAGAAATTGGTCTGTTGCCCCTGTTGTTTTTCTTGCTCCCCACGCATAGGGTTGACTCGATTCTGCATTACTCGATATCGCCAAACTCGCTCCAACACCATCCTTTACAATTACCTGATTAACTGCATCTACTCTATATACACTATATAAAGTACCAGAATCCATAGCAGCCTCAATTATTGTATTAACACTTCCTGAGTTCATTTTAGCAAGTGTATTTGTAGAGTGTCTAATATTAGATTCCCTCGTACTACTAACCCTACTCCCCACTAATGCCTGTGTCCCACCTGCATTGTGGCTTACCACCCATGCCCCCACCTCTGCATCATTCAAAGCTGTATTAGGTATTGAAGCTAACACCAATTGGCAATTTATATAATTAGTGCTCCCATCAAACGTCCATGAATCAAAAGCATCGAAAACCGGAGAGTTTACCGCAAGTCCATTCTGATTTCCAAGCCAGTCAGTTAGTGAATTTGCCTGAGTATCTAACACGACAAATAATTGACCTAGCAACGCCCAATTTCCAGACGCTACCTGGCTATTAATGAACCTATTTATTATTTTTTTTAGCGGTGCTGACAGCTCAGTAGACATTAATGCAAATACCAATAGTGCTTCTTCAGAAAACCCTCCCCCCACCAAATAGATATCTTTGCCTTTCTTTGACAATGTCATTAGAAGCTAATTAAAAATGTAGCTGTCAATGATAGTGCTGAATAATGTAATTGATCTACAGGCTTAGGACCTATAGTTAATATCGTTCTGTCTCCTGTAACAAGGTTCAGAGCAGAATCATTGGAGTTTTGACCTACTGCAAACTTCATAGTGCCTGACCTCACTTCGATTAAAACTTCCTGCTCCTGTCTTACAGGTCGCCTAAAAGCGAATATTGTATCTAAGGTGGTCGCTGTTACTAACTCAGGATTTGGACTATCTGCCATAGCTTTTTTTGCTAAGTTAGTGAATATTTAACTTTTAACTAAACTTCATTAGGGATTGAGTCTGTTTATCTCTGCTAGTATTTTAGCTTCCGACTCTTAGATTCATTGCGTTATAATCAATTTTCATCCCCTCATCTATTGTCTTATTTCGCTTTTCTGCCTCTACTATAGCTCTCCTAACTTTAGCTTTATGCTCTTTAGTAATTTCAACTGAGCCAATTTTTAAAACCTTTTTCATTGTTTAATTATTGCTAGTATTATCCCTTTATCTACATCTTCTTGGAATTGGGTGTATTTCGGGTTAGGCTCATAGGTTGGTTCATGATATTTAGTTTTGCCTACGAACATTGGTTCTGGCTCTTCTGCTTCCTGCCATTTATGTTTATCATTTAGATATGGATAATTCTTTGATATTTTTTCTATCAATTCCACATACTTAAAGCTCTCTACCTGTTGGCCTGGGTAGTAGTGGGAAAGATCGGATTCTTTTCTAAAATATTGCAATTTTGTTTTTTGCAGATAGTCGCCTACAAGCCATTGATCTTTATCCTTTTCGATTAGTCTTGCTGGTATCCCCATATAATAAACTTTATCTCCCACCTTAAATTCTGGTTCTTTGAGGTAGGCTATGCGTGATTGTTCTTCCCACTTAGCAATAAATCTTTTCTTTATTCCACCAGAATTAATATACTGTGTTATTTCTGGCTTCTTTTCTCCATACAAAGCCCATTTAATTCTTATCTTTAGTATTTTATGGTTGGAATGTTGGTCTATGTAAGAAGTCATAACTTTAGCTTTAACCTATTCTCTAAGAGTATTACAATAATGACTATACCTAATATATCAGAAAAAGTAAGTCCAGTGTTTTCACTTGAATAGTAGGCTATTGATAACATAATTATTATGCCTATAATCTGATATAGTGATTCTAATATAAAGTGTTTCATATTTCAGGGTTGTTGTGTGGTTCTATCCAATACTTAGCATCAAAGGATTGTAGGCTTTATTTCTTGCTTAGGCTTGATTTGAAAATAATCCCTTAATGCATGATTCACTATCCATCCTTCAGATCTGTCTATCAGCTCGGCTTTATCCTTTAATAGTTTGATGTTCTCCTCTGATATGCGGAATGCCTTGATGTGCTTCATTTAATTGTTATAGTTCGTCTAACCAAAATTTAATATCTTCACTCATTGGATGATCATCAGAGCATTGAATTTCCCATTCACCTTTATAATAATATCCCAGAGCGCCACCACTGTTACCATTCTCATAAACATACTTTAAAAGACAGTTAACGTATTCTTCAGGCAATCTATCATCTATGCTTACCCAAATAGGAGTTAGTAATTTAAATCCTTTATTTAATGGAGTTATTATCATGCTAATTGATCTTCAATTTCTTGAACCAGGTTGTGATAAAGGACTTCCTCGTCCATTGTTGCTGTTTCATTCCAAATTTTATCTTCTAAGATTGCGATTTGAATTAGTGTGGTGTTCATGGTTTCAATATTTAGTTTGTTATTCATATTATAAAGGTAATACAAAGTATCACACTATGCAAGTATTTAGGGAGCTATTTTCGGTATTATTGAAGATTCTTGATTGAGTGCAATTTAATCTATTGTAAGCTATAACATTTTTAATAACCCCTGGGATTCTGGAGACTGGCTTTATAGATTATCTTTGATCTGTTATATATTACTTGCTCCCTAACGCCCTCTTAGGTGGGTCTATTGGTATAACTATCCCCTCCTTGATCCTGCTCCGCTTGCCCCCTTTGCTGATCGTTACAATCACCTCAGAGACCTTGGTGATGTTCTGCTCGATAACCAATTGGTCAGTCCACCCGAACTGCTTTAGTGCGAATATATCAGCCCCACGTCCTTTATCCTGCATTAAATGCTCATAATAATTAGCCACAGTGTTGAGTGCTTTTTTTATGACCAAATAAAAGTCTTCGCCCCTCTTTCCCTGATTTTCCAAATTTTCTTTACTAGAAAAGTCACAGTGGAGGAATAGTCCTGTTAAAGTAATGTTACAGTTGTTCTTAATTGTAAATAAAAAGTAGTCTCTTATTCGATCTTCTAATTCTTCAGCAGTTTCATATTTACGTGGTCTGCCATTGAATATAGATGTTAGAGCTATCTTCCAGTATTGATTACCTTTAGGAGCAGCCATTACTTACGTGGTTTCTTTGGTTTACGAGGCTTAATGTGCTTAGGCATGGGGTATTATCTTTAGGTTACCTTGATTGTAAAGCGTTTTATGCTTCTTGTAGAAGTTTTTGAAGGCATTGAGCATAGTTGTATTATACTTACCAAAAGTGAATAATCCAGGCTTCAATTTCTGCCTTTTGAACTCTTTTTCAGCAATCTTACGTAATCTACGAGCTATTTTACCCGACATAGTGTATTTTCTTTAGCTGATCTTCAATTTTATCCGCTTTCTCGTCATTTCCTTTGACAATATAGTAAATTACTAAGCCAATTACAACTATCCTAGCTATTTTACGAATCAAACGAATAGTATTAATCTGTTGAAACTTGCCAACTCCACCATCCTTAGATTTGATCTCTTCGAGTACTTCACCTACAACTGGGATGTTCTCAACATTTAAAACGCCTTTAATCCCTGTTCCAACAAATTTTAGCAATCCTTTTAACATAATTAAATAAGTTTTTGATGTAAAATTAGATATCCATATTGACTTTTATCTCCAATATATGTCATTCTTGGTAAATGATAATCCCAATTATTATCTTTAGTTATTTCCACGCTATGTTCATCAGGTATATTGGTTACTATTTTACCTGGGGTTATCTCTATAATTTCAACATAATAGAAAGATTGAACATGTGATCTTAATCCTACATCCATTTTTACAATAGCTCCCACATGAATTTGATCTAAAATATCTTTTTCCCAGAACATTATCCAATATCTTTAATAGTTAAATAAACCTTCCCCTCTTTCAGAGCCTTCCTGATGGTGATATAAGCCCGCTTGTAGGCACTATCTGTATCTTCCTTACCACCAGTCCATCCGTTCTTATATCGTTCAATCTGCGTGTTTACAAGCATCTCCCCACAGATCAGACATCCAGCACTGGAATCATCAGTGTATCCAGCATGAATGTAGATGTATTTGAAGTTAGGAACATTCTGAAGTTCTATATGCCAATTGAAGAAATCATACTTAGCACGGTACGTAGTGGTTAAAGGAGTGGGGGTCTCACGGAACTTGAGTTCGTATTTGCCAGCAGGAATCCGGGTCTCTGATCTTACTTTGATATCCCGGTGTTCATCTTCAGCAATGCAACAAACAGCTTTACGCAATGTCGAACCTTGTTCATATTCATATAGAATCCCACTTGTAGCATCTGGTCCTGATATTAATCTCAATAACTCAAAATCCATTTATCTATTTGTTTGCCGTGGATAATTATCATGTGGTCCTCCATTATTATCAGAAACATTTTCTGATTTACCCAATTCAAGAGGCAATTTATTAGTGATTTCAATAACATCTTCATCAAAATGACAAGATTCGCAATCTTTGCCGTCTTTATCAACTCTTGGTTTTAATGTATAAGTATTGCACCCAGTTAACCATTGCGTGCGTCCAATAATTATTCCTTGAAAGCCGGTTATCTTATCTTTTGCTTTCAGTCCTAGCTTATGTTCAAATTTCATATTATGTAAATTTAATTAATTACTTTTAATTCACTATCCTAATTGGCCTCTTCTTCTTTGTCCATGTTTTCATGATATAAATCCACACCTTTTTTTATATCCTTCTGGATCAAACATCTTTAACATATCATTGCGATAGAATATATTGTTTAATTCCTTCCATGCAGGGTTTTTAACAGCTTCCCAAATAGCATGACATTCTATGCAATCATAGACAAAGTTATAGCCTAATTCAGTCTTTCTAAATATTAATTCAGGGAATCCGATTTCCTTACAACGCTTCTGGGAAATGATGTGGCTATGATGCATTATTTCTCCATTCCTTCCACAACCACTGCATACTTTAGGAGTAATAGCATCATGTTTTTTATATGCTTCAGATAGTTTGTTATTGATAGTTGATTGTTTCATACAAATATCTTTAACTGTGCTATATGGTTTTGGAATCTCTTTTCGGCATCATCAAAATAATCCTTGTCAATCTCAAAGCCTGTGAAATCCATCCTATAATTATAAGCTGCAATCCTGCTACTTCCAGAACCCAAATGAGTATCTAAAATCTTATGCCCTTGTTCTGCATAGTTTTTGAATATCCATTCATACAGGGCAATAGGTTTTTGTGTAGGATGGATCCTACGGTCAGGACCTGAATTATCCCAATTAATAGAGCCGTTTTGCACATTCCCCGACCACCCATATCTAAATATTTTAATATTAACACCAAATGAATGACTAGCTAAATCTGCTTCGCTTAATTCTTTTAATATTTTCTGTTTCCCATAGTCTGTTTTATCGTGTATTAACCTACCGGTACTATGTATATATTTAGTATAGTAATTAACACCCCAAATAATTTGATTTTTACTTACTCTTTGCAGTTCATCAAAATAACTTTTTTCAGGTATTAGGCTATTCCACAACATTTTTTTATGGATTTTTCGCGAAGCCTCTTGATTAATATCTCCAATCCCATACGGCGGATCAACCACCGCCAAATCAAAGTAGTTGTCAGGAAAGTCTTTCATTCCTACCATGCAGTCAATGTTAAATACTTCGTTTTTCATAATCCAAATACTAATATAGCTGCATCTCTATTGTGCTGATTTGTTCTTCCTTCCCATTTTGTAAGGTTCCTAAACTGCTCTGCATCCATCTTCTTTCTGAAGGGCCTGATAGGAACAAAAGCTATTCCCTTTGATTCCATGAATTCCATAAGCGTTTTTGCTATCTGTTTGTTCATGCCAATATTCTGAGCACGCCTCAATAATATTCGTAAGACACTAACTTTCTCTGTTGAATTCGTTCCAAAGATAATACTTGTTTCTTCTTTAGTCATAAATACCGGCTGATTCAAGTTAGGGTTCTCAATCGCCACCACCATATCATAAACTTCTTCGCCAGTTAATACCCATTCCATGAATTTAATATGTGACATGGATTGCATATCAAGGATCTTTTCCCTCCCAGGACTCCACACACAAACTCCGGTTATCGAACCAGGGTCAACACCTATCAGTATATCGTAGTCCTTAGCTTTAAATAAGGCCGTCTGCTTGCCTTGTTTTGTATCTATGGTAGTTTGTGCCATGCTTACATAGATCGTTGCTTAGAACGTGAATGGTTAGGCTTCATTAAGTTGTTTGATTAATTCTGGATTCTCATATAGGTTGCCAATGATCTCAAAATTTTCATTGTTATAAAAATCTGTATGGTAATCGGGGCCACCATCTTCATCATCGTGTACCCCTGGCTCTTTTCCAACATTAATTCTAAATGATGGTTCAGTATATTCAACTATGCCCCTGTGTGGCCACCCGTGTTGCTTAGTTATGCACTCAATTATATCCCCCCCATAAATTTCTTTGCCGTTCTTGTCTTTCAGGCCAATGTATTGCATAGGCTTTAGATGTTCTATTAATCCATTCAATAAATTTGATAGAGTTAATTTCATTGGATCTGTAATATCAGCCCAATCAAGCATTTTCTTTTGGTATTTATCCCAAGCTCTAAATTTTATCTCTCTGTTTTCCATAGTTAATTTATATATGGTAATACTTCTTCGTCAAATGTCTCCCTGGTAATATCTTTAAGTAGGAATTTTAATATCACATCAACTGCTCTATTATAAAATTCCTCAAATTCTACCTGGTCCATCTTCCCAAAGCTAATAGACTTAGGAACATGTTCAATCTTTCCACCTAATGTATTGTGTATTTCTACATGGCCCACTTGAAATTTAATCTCTGTCAATAAATACTTCGGGTTCTGATATTGGTCTGCAATTGTTTCTGGTATGTTCTCAGTTACCATCTTAAGCATTCCAAAAAACTTTCTATGGTGATCAATATTGCGTGTCTTAATATACTTTGAAACTACTGATTCACCAATAGGGATTGCCTTCACTGCTTCAGCATCACTATCGTAAGAAGCTTTGAAAGTCATGGTATCAACCTTTGTTAAATAGAATTCCATTGCTTAGTATTCATCCATTATTTATCTTCTCTATCTTGAAACCCATTTTTCTACAAAATTAATAATTGATTTCATTCTAGCTTGATCTACCTTAATAGATTTTGTATTTGTGATTAACTCATTATCGTAAAATGTTTGTGTTATTTCAACATATTTACTGGTAAATTCTTGTATAAACTTTATGGTAATATGGTCATCAAGTTTATATGTTCTGGTTTCTTCAATAATGTCGTGTTTGCTCATGAGAAATAAAATTTATCTAAATTATCCTTACCAAATTTAAGCTCATCACCAAGATAAATCAATATCTGCCGTGGTTGACCTTTGAAATATTTCATCCATGCTATATTTGCGTAATCTTTAATCATCTTATCATCAGTACATCCCCAATCAAAGGTAAATTCTTTTCTAGTCCAGGTGATTTCCTGCCACATCTTTTCCCACTTCTTAACATATCCAACAGCAATAGAATATCTTCGATGTTCTTTAGGAATCTCCCTGCTTGCTTTCTTGTATTTGATTATGGTTATTTTCCA